TGATCCCAGCCATTTTTGCCCAACGTCACCGAAGAAGGAATCAGAGGCGTTGATTTGTATGCGGCCACTGCCCCACGAGCTAGTTCCATCGCTGTCAATTTGCGTTCTCTGTAAACTAGTTCCAATGTCAACCGATCCAGCCGACAAATCGCCCTTGACCGTCAGTGTTGATGCCGATCCATCCCATTTCAGAGAGTTTGTGGAATTGCCAATGTGGAAGTCATAGTCTGGCGTTACTTGCCCATCTTCGCCAAGCCAAAAACCTGCATTGGTAGAATCGTCGCTGCTCGTCTTGCCATGCTTGATTGCTCCGCTTGCGGTGAAGTCAATCGCGTTATTCACATTGCCGCTCGTGTCGATTGTATCTCCATTATCGGTTGCGTCCGTGTTTCCGGTTGGCAAAATGGTTCCCGTCGTTACGCCGCCACTGCCCTCAGTCCCTAAATCAATCGAGTCCACGATTGCCAAGTCCCCCAAGTTTGTAACATCGCCAGCATCGGTTGCCGTTGGCGTTGCATTAACCGAGTTTGACTCAGCACTAACAAGCCCAGACGTGTCAACAGCCTTTACCCAGAAGTGGTATGTCGTCGATGCAGCGAGCCCAGTAATTGTAGCGAAGTTGTCCGATGTCTGAGCAACCTCCGCGGCTGACCCAAACACGGCGGACGTATGCTGATAAATCTTAAAAGTCTTAAAATCAGCCTCTGTAGATGCTACAATTGCCAAAGTTACTTGTTCGACGCCTGCAGTCGCGCTGGTTAAAACTGGAGTGACTGGCACCGCCGTCTTGCCGATAACAACCTGATTATCTAGAGCAACCCAATCGGACTTGGTAACCGTGTTAACCGCCCGCACTTTGAAGTCGTAGCCTGCACCATCCTCAACGTCTGGTATGATGATTGAGCTAGTCGGCACTGGGGCGTATATGACGTTCTCCCAGTCTAGCTCCACCCAGTCTGATCCAGCCGAATATGCCGTAAATCCAGTGCTATCGATGCCACTAAGCTCGAATGTGTCTGCCGTTGGGTTGGCCACCGTGTATGGCACGCCAATAACCTCGGTCATGCCACTCACTTGCCACATAGTGATTATGTCACCAGCAACAAAATCGTGGTCTGTGGCAGTCGTGACTACCGCTGGGTTGGCCTGCGTGATACCATCAATTGAGCGGTACTCACGTTTCCTGTGGATTATCTCGTGGGCTATTACGTTCGAGTCCTCAGCTAAGTCCCAGCTCAGTTTCATCCGGCTGAACACATCGCCGCCTCGGTTAACAAGCTGTGCTGTTCCGCTGGCCGTTGCTAGGTTTGTCGGGGCCACAACCTCAAATGCACTAGGCAGGGTTGTGTTGGGTGCTGGATCAAGAGCAGTCTCGTCCGTGGTGTGATCCCAGTCGAACATATCACTGGCAACCTCCCTGAACTCCATGTTAACTTCCAGTGCTCCACCATTGATGACCAGCTGATGCGACCACACCTGGAACACCTTCTCAGAGTATCCGTACTGATCAAAGTTTAGCTTGAAGTTGTCACCAACCTGGAGCTGCATAGCTTTGGATGTGAACGTAGCACTGTGTGTGATCGATTGACGGCTCTTGTTGAGCTCAATCTTGAATAGTCGTTGGGCTGTCTTGTGGCTGTTGGTAAATAACAGCTCCATCTCCTTGACGCTCTCGATCCCACCGTCCTGCGTCACAAATGTGGAGTTGGTTATGCTTGGTGCATCTATTACATTATAGAAGTCGTGCTTATCCACGACAACGCCCTTGACCGTGTTGACTGCGTTACTGCGGTCGTCCTTGGTAGTTCCGCTTATGCCAGATGTAAAATCAGACTCGCTCAGGGTCACGGTTGGTGTCGTGTATCGACCAGAGCGAATGATCCACTCGCCGCCAATAAACTCGACAACGCCAGCTCCAGCGGTCTTCATCTTGCGAAGCACCTCAATTGGATCCTCTAGTGCGTCAACCATTCCGTCCAGCTGGTATCTATCAACTGTTGCAATGCCTAGGTTTGCTACGCGCCAAGTGATGTCATTATCCGTTATCAGGTCATTTAGACTCACACCAGAGACGTCAGGGGTTGATGTTCCGGTTGTTCCTGCCGTTAACGCATAAAGAAGTGTGCTACCAACCGCTCTTGTGTAACCTGCGCGATCAAGCGTGGTGCTAGCTGCCCAGTTAGTCCAAAGTTCGTTGATGGTTGTGCCTGCATCATTAGCTGATGCTATTAGCTCCGTCTCGTTGATTTCGTCATATGTCAGACCGTATCTACCGTAGCCAAATCCCGACTGTAGGAAGTGTGCAACGCACAATGCCCAGTTGTTGCTGTACTCCCACGTCGTGCTGTCATCAGGATCGTGACCAGCTTCGCGAGGGTCGTAAACCTTCATGCCTTGAACTACCCGCTGGAACTGAGGCACGCCCGCACTAAATGCGTTTTTGGTGTCATCATTCTCGGTTGGCTGCTTGAGCTCCATGCGAATGTAAGTGTACGCCATGCCCTTGAACGCATCACTAGAGTAGATCTGTCCCATGGCAGCGTCTAGTGTACTATCGGCAGATGTCTGGCTAGGGCCGCCTAGATGGTCAGCAATGTACAGGCTCTGGTAGTATCGATTGGAGCTACTGCTAGTCGTCCTAAGTGTTCCCTCTGATCCTGACGCCATTTCCACCACTTCGCCGTTGACGTACAGATCACCTAAACTCTCAACCTCGTGGTCGCAGTGAACCAGCACCATGTGCAGAAACTCATTCTCCGTTCCGCTAGTGCCCATGTAGGCAATCGTTCCACCGACGGCAACCTCGCCGTAAACATATTGCCTAGAGCTCGTTGCGTTGCGCTGGTTCCGCCCTCTTACATTGAGGCTTCGGCGTGTGTTAACATTACCAAAGTCAACCTTGGGGGCGAGTAAGTTAGCCCCCACCATAGTTATAGCTGCTACAGTTACGTGTGCGACTGCTGTTGCTATTAATGAGCTACCCGTTAAGGCTCCTACGTAGCTTGTGATTGTTGGTATTAATCCTTGTGGCATGCTCTATATGCGGATGTCGCGTTTAGTGTTTTAAAGTAAGATTGAAAGTTGTCGTTTGGCCCCATAGATAACAATCCATCAACATTGACGGCCATTGTAACATCAAGGGCTCTAGGGCTGTTCCTATAGACCATAAGATCGCCTACACGGGCTTTCTTGACGTCTACCCTTGTAAGGTATGGCAAACCAGCCAAACCGTCCTCTAGGGTGCCATCAAGCTTGATTCTACGTGCTATGGCCAATGGAGTGTTTAAATGCTTAAACTCGTCATGCAGGTCAATCTTATTGAGAGCCTGGTGCCAGCAGTTGTTACCCCAGTCCATTATGCTTTGATACCCCAGAGAAATTCCTTATCCTCAATGTCTCCAATGAACCTAAGTGAACGGTCGTTGCCGTGTCTTTCTTTTTGATCCTGCTCGGTGCGTCGTTGCTGAGATGGGCCTACACCATATGCGAAGCCCTCGGTCTTGATAGTGATTGCCGCGCTATTGCCGTCATTGGTCATCTCCATGACGTCCACAAGCCCCTGAAACATCTGATAGGGTGTGCCTGATATAGTTGTGCTGTCCGACATTGTAGCCAAGTACAGGGTCACTGGCGAGTTCTGATAGTGCTCAGAGAGGGCTAAGCTGATGTTGCCAGAAGGCAAGCCAGTTAGACCGAAGTTTAACCCTTGTGCTGATCCGTCTTGGGTTTCCTTTGGTAGCTCAATTGCGTTAAGGATACCAAGCCCGATCCAGTCGCTTGATCCGGCATCGCCAGATGTAACCGTACTCCAGTCGCTATCGTCTAGCGAGATGGTTTCGGGCCCAGACCACCATCTGGTCGTTCCTGTTGGAAACTCGAATTCAACAAAGAAGGCAGGCTTAACGACGCCAAGTGCCAGGTTTGAGCTAGTGGTCGAATCTAGATTGCGTGCCATTATGCCTCGATTGCTTTGATAGTTACTCCAGTCAGGAATCCGCTTGATCCAATAGTCCACCCCACTACTGGCTCACGTAGCCTCCATAGGGTAGGGGATGTCTGGCCCTGTGCGTAGTTGTAAATTGATCCCTGCGTAGTCGAGTTTAGATCAAATGTAAATGTCTCGGCCATGCCCTCCAGGTCAACCAGGAAGTCAATCCATGCTGCCTTTGTCGTCACGTTCTTGATGGGAGGCAGAACCGCGTCCCACTCGTACTTGCCTGAGCCAACCCACTCATAGACGTGGATGTCGCCCGTAAAAGGTGACCTGGTGAATGGCGTTGACTTGTTCCTTCGGACTGTTACCGATGAGAACGCTGGGCTTGTTGGTATAGTTGGCATTAAACTCTTCTCCTTTTGTTGTCGCCGATCTTGGCTACTGCTAGCTGTACGGATGTTGAAACTGACTGAGCAATCATGCCCTGCATTTCCTGTTTGTCACCGCCGTTGATGGCGAAATTGTTCACAACCGAGATGGTCTGCCCACCTCCACCCATGCGATTGTTAGGTGTGATTGATCCAGCATTAGTTGGTGTGAATAGCTCAGGCCCCTTCTCTCCTACTATGTATGGTGTGTTGGCACTAACAGGGCCTCCAATGGCTTTGCCCTTGCCCTTCAGCATTCCCAGGAATCCAGATGCCTTGTTTTCGCTATTACCAAATCCACCAATAGCAGCAAGCAATTGAGTCTTAGCGATCTGCTTTAGAACGGACTGAAGCACGCCCTTGAAATTCTCGCCCTCAACGATAGCGTCTGCAATGCCTTCCCTGACGTCGTCAAACAACTCAACCATTGACTTCTGCCATTCGTTCATGCCATTTTCTTGATCCTTTAGTGCCTTGCCAGTTGCGTCTAGGCTGGCTTGGAATGTGTCAAGGTTATCATTCGCCTCAATTATTTCCTTTGCCCCCATTCCGCCCTCGTCCAGCTTGCCCTGGATGTCTTCAATCTGTCCAGCGACTAGCCTGTATTTCTCTTCAAGTGCCTCGGTTAGCTCTATTCCTTCGGATGTGGCCAACCTACTAGCAAGATTCCTGGTCTTCTCCCTGTCGGCGTTGTAGTCAATAGCGTTGCCAACCTCCATCACGGCCTCCATTTGCTTAGCCATGGATTCCATCCTCTCCTCACGCTCTTCCTTGAGGGTCTTGAGGGTTTCCCTTCGCTCGCTGGCCTCGTCGCCTGCTGCCTTTGCAATGGCTGACTGAATGGAAGCAACATCTTTGGCAATGGCGGCACGCTCTGCCAATTGCTTTTTCATCTGCTCTTCAGATGCTTTACCTTCCGTGGCAAGCCTTGCGACCGTTTTGTCTATAGGGATGAGCTTGGCTGCCTCGTGGGCTTTGAGCTTCTTCAGTGTGATTAAGTCACCCTCTTGCTTTGCGTGCTGAAATAGCCTGTCTCGCTGTGCCTCGTTGACGCTTTCCTCAATCTGAAGCCGAAGCCTTTGTTGATTGGCCGATAATTTATTGGCTGCAATTCCATCATTTACACTTTTATTGTATTGCTTAGTGGACTCGATCAATGACTCAGAAATAGCAATCCCTTGTTTAATAGCAAAAATTCTTTCCTGAGTGTCCTTTGCAATTGCTTCGCTCTGCTTGCCCATGGAAACTTCCATTTCCTCTATCAGGGCTTTGGCTGATGGTAGCTCTTTTGCACCCAAGTCACTAAATGCACTGACTAGGTCTTTTGCTAATTTATTAGTCTTAGGGGTAATGATCTGTGCTTGCTGAGTTCTCTGATTTATAAGAATCTGTTGCTCACCAATATCAACCAACCTATCCTTAATATCAGCAAGGCCCTTGCTCGCAGCAGCCGCATCGGCCTTCTCTGTCAGGTATTTGACGAAGTCTCCCAGCACGCCAGATGCGCCCTCGCCAAAGGCTATGTTTAAATTAAATATGCTATCCTGCAACTTAGTAAACCTAGCTGCTAGGGTGTCGATCTGCTCCGTTGCTGCACCAGCAAACTCCGTGTGACCTATGTCGGTCAGGAACTTAACGATGTCCGCACTGGAGTTGTCAACTTCGGTTGTTACGCCCCTGAATACAAAACGTATCTTTTCGCCCTCATTCCGAGCTAGTATACCAAACTCCTTCAGTCGCTCAAATTCCCTGGTGTTGGCATCAGCAACAGCTTCAACGAACTGCTTGAGACTTTTGCCCATTGCTGCTGCCGTATTTGAGAATGATACCAGCGAGCTTTGGCTGGCATCCAAGCCCATGTTCTTGAGCCTAACGAAGCCAGTGGTTAGATCCTTTAGGGAAGATGGTAGCATCTTGGCCGTGTCTTGAAGCATTGAGAACGCCTCTTCTGCGGCCATTGCTGATCCAGTGGCAACCTTTAGCTCAACTGACATTACCTGGAAATCGGAAACGTCCTTAAACATTGTTCTGGCAACAGCGGTCAGCCCTGACATGGCACGCTCAATGGCAAAGATACCACCAGCCATCTTGGCAAAGTCCTTAGTGATCCGCTTACTCAGTCCAGCAGTTTTCTTTGTGCGGTTCTGGTATGCCAGAAAGGCCTTCTCCGCTCTGCTTAGGTTACGCTGAACCTCGCCAGTGTCGGCGATTACCTGGATGTATACTGATGGAATTTCGTTAGCCATTTTGCTCTGTCTGTTTGTTGCCGCCAAACGTGCCCTTGAGATACTTAGAGAATGAGTCTACCGACTCCTGTGATTGATCCTCTACCCCCGCCTGGCCATTCAGCTTTCTCCACATGTTAACACAAGCCAGGTACTCACCTCGGCTCATGCTCCAGAAATCATCAGGACGTAGGCGAAGAGCGACCACACCAAAAGCAAAGTCGTCTAACAGTGCTTTATCGTGGTCGCCCCGCACCATGGAACCTGATTATTCTTGTTCTGATTTGGAACCGACCAACCAAGGAACTTGATTAAGCAGGATTCCGGCTGCGTCAAACAGCTCAACCATGGACTCCACTCCATTACTTATTTCTTCGGGAGTCAGGTTCTTTTCAACTAGATTGACGCAAATTAGTCTACTGATCGCATCGAGCGAGTCGAATAGTGCATTGTTATCACCACTTGATAAGTTAGTGATTAATGACATGTCCCCGCCGCTGCGACGAAAACGGAGAATGGCCGCGTTGCTTGCGTAAACCTCGCGGTCTTCTCCGTCGATTTTAATTGTGATCGTTTGTTCTTTCATGGTCGGTTATTGGTTAGAACTATTACGAAGACGAGATCACGTCAGCACCAGTACGCTTGATCGAGCAAGAAGCAGTGATTGCTCCGTCAGCTGGGAGATCGATTTCGAACCCCTTAACCAATGCGTTGAAAGTGTGGATGTGACTAGCCGTTGGGCCACTGAGTGTGATTATGAACGCAAGAGCTGAATCGCCTACGCCATCACGTAGAGCAATTTGTCCAGCATCTTCTGGGTCATAGACCAACTCGATGGTCATGTCGTCCGAGTCAACCATTCCAGCGACGTAAGAACGACGGTTGGAGGCGTGATCAGATACATCGATTTCGTCGCTAGAGTCACTAGGTACTCCAAACGAAACCACGTTTGAGATAGCGGTTCCACCAACTGTGATGGTTGCGCCGTTTGCTGCGTATTTAGCCATTTTATTTTATGGGTTTAGGTTTGGTTTAGTTTGGAGCAGATTAGCTCCAGGTGACTTCAAGAGTGATTGAAGCACTGTAAATTTCGTCGTCGTCAGAGTAGCCAGTGTTTAGCCCCTGCCAGACAATGTGAGAGTCGTAGGATCCGAGCGTTATACGCTTGTTGCTCAGGCGGGTTCTTAGAAGCTCTGAGAGCTCGTACACGCCCGTTATGGTTGGAGCATGTATGGATAGATCAATTAGATCCCTAATGAGCAATCCCGAATCATTGTGAGTGTCCAGTGTGGTAGAGGATAGGGTTGAGTAAACCGCGTAAGCTTCTGTGCCGTCCTCCTGAAGTGCCACTTCTGGGTAGAACCTGCTACCGATAATGGCCTCAATGGCCGTGTCGGCGAGTATGTAAGATCTTAGGTCTGCTCTCATCTCTCTATTAGATATAAACTGCTACCATGGTTAAAATTGTGCTTTATTTCTTTTTCTTCCTGGGCCTCGTATTGTACCTGGCACGCTTCTTGACCGCCTTGGCCATGAAATCCTCTACTGATGAAGTAATCTGATTTGGCTTGGCTGTTGCGTTCATTGCCTTGCGTATAAAGCCCTTACCTGGATGACCCTTCTTGGAGAACTCAATGGCGTTAATCAGGTGGATTCGCTGAACTAGCTTTCCGTCAACCAGGAAGAATTTACGCTTACCAACCCCAACGCGGGCGTCAGTCCTGCCCTTCTTTTTCTTGCTATTCTTTGCGTTGATTATGAACGACCCTTTGAGGGCTCCAGAGCTCTTACTGCTCTTTGGTGCGGTAGATATAACCCTCTTCAGTGCTGGTTGCAGGGACTTCTTTGACGCGGCCTTGTACCTGCCCATAACCCACTTAGGATCACCCAGCTTAATCAACTCCTTGACAATCTCCTGGATACCCTTGCTATCAACCTTGATCTGAACCCTGTCCTTGGCCATTACTGAGATAGTTGCATTTCAATTAGCCGATCCATCTTCCCGTCCATTCTCACAAGCCTGTCATCTATCAATTGGAAGCTGTTTTTTGCATTTTCCTTGTATTGGTCAAACTCCTGCCGCGTAACTTCAATTTCAGTGTGGATGCCGTCAGACGCCAAGTGTGGAGCGATTACCATTTCAACAATCTCGCGGGATTCTTCTGCTTCGATATAGCGGTTATCAAGCACAGCTTCGACTAGTGTCCATGAGGCCCCAATCGCGGCTAATAAAGTGAGAACTCCAGTCCAGATGTTTGGCATGTTTTCTTTTACTATGTTTGGCATTATGCTTTTGCTCCGAGGTAAAATGACACTAACGCGAGGAAAGCCGTCTTGTTAACTGATAGGAATGGCACACCCTCGACGGCGATGTACTCCATCGTGGTTCTCTGCCAGAACAGGAACCCCTTTGTAATTTCGTTTTCGATGACAACTGGTACTCCAGCAAATCCGGCAATAATAATAGACACAAAACTGAACGCAACCAGAGCATAAATTGCTCGCCGCACCCACATTCCGCCAGTCACGGCGGCTGCACGTTGCATGGATTTCTCGCCCAGCGACCATGCCTCACGGCGTGCGTCTCCGAGTTCACTTATGAGCTTGGATGCCAGACTGAGACCTTTGCCCAGTATTGCTCCTCCTCCCATCGTAGCTAAATCCATGAGTTCTGGTGTCATCGTGTTATGATCTTTTAATTAGAATTCTGTAAGAAATCATCCCCTGGACATGATAATCCTCCCCCGACTATCTCTGCGAATTTTGACCGACGCTTCAGGTGCTTCCAGCGGCCCGATAAAAGAAACTGGTTTGTCGGGGGTGATTTGACCACCCAGATCTGATGGAGATCTTGGAGGATAAGTGCCGATTGAAACGATGTTCGTATAGTCGGATTGACCGAATTGATTCCAGGCCAAAACACGGTAGCTCAACGTGGAGCCAACTGGCAGATACCCATCAAGAAATGTCGCTTGGTCTGCATTGGTGGCTCCGACTAAAGTCCAATCGCCATCATCTACCTTACGCCAAACCTCAAAGCCAGATTCGTTGTCTGAGTTGTCTTGCCACTCTAACCGAAGATCTGCGGCGTAGATGCTCGTTGTGAGCATTATGATTGTTAAGAGTGTTTTCATGATTTTACGTGATAAACGTCGATTGCTGTATTGTCTGGGGGAACGGTTCCGGTGTAGTCTTTTGAGGTTGTTCCGTATTGATCAGTGCTACCTGACCATGTACCCGTGCCGCTCCATGCAAAAGAATAAATCAATGTGGATGTTCCTTCTTCGTAAACATAGAATGTCCCGCCAGTTGTTCCGATCAGTGACACCCAGTCAGTTGCTGATGTGGAGTGATCCCATAGGAGGCCGGAGCCATCGTCAGTCCATGAACCGTCCTTTGTGGCATCGGTGAAATACATACTCGCTGTGGCATATCCACCGTACACCGTTGAACTGCCGCTTGTTGATATAGTGGATTCTACTCCTCCAGTGTAGGTACGGCTGTTCCCATTTAAGAGAATTGCGTCACCTGCTATTATATAGCCTCCATCTGTTATGCTCCATCCAGCGGTTACTAAATCCGCCCTCGCGGTTGCCGCTGCACCACCAGCCGTGTATTTAGATGATCCGAAATGAGGGTTCTGATTATTGTATCCCGTCTGACCTTCCCAGTTGACCAGTAGCTCATCGTAAACGGTTGTTGATAGACCACCAGTGCTAGACATGAGGTTAGTCATGTAGTCTGTACTCACCGCAGTGATGTCAAAGTCTTCAATACCCGTAATTGTGAGTTGAGCAGTGCCCCCGCCAGTTGCCTGGAACATTTGTTTCATGTCCGTTACACTACTAGTGTCAAAAGAAGACACATCAAGCGATGTTAATGCCGAACAATAAGAAAACATTTGTTTCATGTTCGTCACGCTGCTAGTGTCAAAAGAAGATACATCAATGGACGTCGATGATGAACATGCCCAAAACATAAGAGATATATTCGTCACGCTGCTAGTGTCAAAAGACGATAAATCAATCGATGTTAATGATGAACATTCGCGGAACATACCGCTCATGTTCGTCGCGCTGCTAGTATCAAATGAAGATACATCCAGTGATGTAATATTTTCGCAATCGTTGAACATGGACTGCATGGCTGTTACACTACTAGTGTCAAATGAAGATACATCCAGTGATGTAATATTTTCGCAATCTTTGAACATGGACTGCATAGATGTTACACTGCTAGTGTCGAAATCGCTTACATCCAGTGATGTAAGGGATGAGCAATCTTCGAACATAGATTTCATGGTCGTAACACCACTAGTGTCAAAGCTGGTTACATCTAGCGACGTAAGAGATGAGCAATCTTTGAACATGGATTGCATGGCCGTTACACTACTGGTATCAAAAGAAGATACATCCAGTGATGTAAGAGATGTGCAGCCATCGAACATAACCCGCATATCTGTCACGCTGCTAGTGTCAAAGCCGCTGAGGTCTAACGATGTAAGAGATGAACAACCTGAGAACGTATGGTACATCGCATAGCTAGCATTAACACCGCTGGTGTCAAAGTTGCTTAGGTCTAACGATGTAAGAGATGAACAACTGCGTAACATCTCGCGCACGCTTGTTGCACTGCTAGTGTCACAATCCCCAGCA